ACGCAGAGTACAACAAGGTACATATGAGAACTTTTTTTTTTTTTTTTTTTTTTTTGTTAATAGATTCTCGATAATAATCTTAAAACATAACAACTAACCTTAGTATAAAAATTTTCATTCTCACGCAAGCGTGAAAATTACATAAAACTACTAAAATGTTAGTTACAAAAGTAAGTTATGGTTCACGCTTATTAAAGCAAAACTCCTCTTTAATGGAGACTGCGCACCGTTCACGCAGTTTTGATTATAAAATATATATAGATATAAATTATGCAGGGGTACCAGTATTAGTCACTGGAATACTATCATATTTGTACAATGTAGGTACATTGACAAAGAAAATGGGGCTAAAATCTGTCCCCGCCGAGCAGTATAACTCCACACCAGCGCCACTAAACCAATTGGTTGAAGCGTCGGCGTTAGGTAATATGTTATACATAACTTGAAACCAATCCAAGTTCGAATCATCTTCAGAAGAACCCGCTGTATTATATATAGCTGAGGACGTTCTAAATTTGTATTTAGATTGGAAAGGTGCTGAGAAGTTAAGTGAACTTAACGTTCTCTGATTTGTTATTGATACACCATTAATATCAGAATCAACATTGATTAAAAGATTTCTTGGTGTATTATTGGCGGTAGTAGTACCAAAAAGAGAAGATTGTAAAGTTCTACTCAGAGATCGGTTACTATCATATGTGGTTCTTAGAACACGAAGGTTAGATAACTCAATCGTGTTCTTAATAAGTGGATTCACACGCCAATGCATCGAACCCCTTATACCTAAAAAACACTGACTAATCCAGGTGACTGGTGTCCAGGCGGCCCAATTATAATATTGAGGCAACCCGGATGTTAAACCCGTCACCACATTTAAACCATCAGTATTGAATCCAGGATATAATGGGTATCGGTTGTGCCTATGAACAACAAAAGCTCCCGAACCAGTAGTAGCGCTAACTGTGGATGGGGCAAGAATAAAAGTTGAAAAGCAAGTTCTCCTGAACAATTGTCGCAATGACTTTATCACTTCTCCATGATAATTAAGATATAGGGTAGGAGGAGGTGAAGATGGCTCCATAGCCATTTCAGTAACCTCTTGGTCAATATCATAATTTTCAATAGAAGTCTGCACTGGATAAGCGCAAATAGTCTTAGACAAATCAGGGTCAGAAGGAGCTGCAAAACTTAAATTTTCACCACCAGCTACAAATACCAAAACTTGTATATCGGAAGTGTTAATTGGTGCTGACAATTCATTCAAAATACGGATTGTCAATACGCCATTGGTAAAACCAGATTGGTGTGTTTGTGAGCCGTCATTGGAATAGTTATTTTGTATAGTTTGATCAATACTACAAAAAGCAGTATCTTGCATATATGGCACATTAATTTCAATATCAGAACATTTTGCTAAATCAACAATTTTAGTATAAACCTCCGTTGATGAATCGGTAGTAGAACCAATAGCTCCAACTGGATCCCATGATATTCTAACTCGCCCTCTGTGGTATTGTGAACATATAAATTTAAATCTAAATTTAATGTCACCCCTCCAGAAAGAAAATAGGGAGGATACTAACCACATTGGTGTACCTTGTATAAGTGTTTGGTCAGTTCCCGCTTCTGTGCGCATCAATGCTGGCGTAATTTTGGCGGAAAATAAAATTCCATCCACTGCCCCGGAAATAGCCCAAGGAAATTGTGTGAGATAAGTTTCCCGCGAAACCATACTAGATATAAGCAACTCATCTTTGAGATCAACCCCCACTGAGGAGGGATCTATTGTCAATTCATTCTTTGGATCCATTGTGAGTTTTTCTAATTGTATTCCAATCTCTGGAGATGCAAATTGAGGCAAAGGATTTGGAATAAAAGCAGGAACATCTGATATAACTGGAACATTGGTGAATCCAAAGAAAGATGCAACCTTACCCACAGTTGATGCTACCATGCGAGTTGCAGTGGCATATTTACCAATAATAGGTATCTTTTCAAAATATCCAGCCGCATTTGCTACAGCAGATGCAGGACCGGATATAGTTCCATTCATATCATATTCATCCACCCCAGATTGTAGAGCCAATTTTACGGTTGGACCAGATAATGTTATATCTTCAGCCCAAGCGTAAACTTGAATGGAGATCGGAGTCCCCGTACTAGCGTTAGCAAATTGTAAAGGTGTTATTGGTCGTACGTTGATGGTTCCCATATCCTCTAATTCAGTAATATCAGTAACATCCAACCACTCCTTGTGGTATAGGAATGGTAATTGTAAGACACCACCTTGTGATGACTGAGGATAAATATAAATACGCGGTAATTGTGAAAAACCAACATTGGAGGCATCAGCGGATAATAAACTATCATTGATTAAAGCTGGTAACAACCACTTTTGTAGTGGCTTGTAAGCAGCTAGCATACACCCAAAATGAAAGGGCGAAGCATTAACTACAAACTTGAGATTGAGCTTGCACCTCATCAAATAATAATTATCCAATTTTTTCTTAATTGAGGTGTGATTAAAATATAATTTCCACGGATCGAAAGAATCGGGAGTAGTACCTCCTAATGTCCAGGAATATGTGTATATATTCACGGGACGCTTCAGAAAATGTTCTATCTCCGCATTTTTTGATACATATGGATTTTCGGCTGCAATATCAGAAGGAATACTGGTAGCTTCTCCTGGATTCTCATCATCAAAAGTTAAAATAACTTCATCTGTTGATTCAGATCCAGTGGTTTTAGACTCTTGAACTGAAGATTGTATATTCCAGTCCAATTTATAATCCCTAATATCAATGGATGAACCTGGAAGAATATCATAAACAGTGTAATCTGTCTTCCTATTTTTAAGGTGTTTACCATTATAATAAAGACCAAAATTCAAAATCGGCATTCTATCTGTTACCCATCTCTTGGAATTTTTGTAGGCGCGCACATAACGATTGTGCACAAAACTATAAAGTTCCGAGATGTAAATAAATTTAACACGAACACGTGTTTCAACTCCTTGTATATAGACAAAGATCGGTTTATGCTTATCAACTAAATTTTTATCAGTGGAGCAAAATATTTTATTCTTCTTAAGATTCTTAAACATATGTGAGATACTTGATTGGAGTTGCCACTCACATGCTGGCAAAACCAATATTTGATTTAAAGTATTATTAGCGAGTGAATTTTAGTCACGCATCACGACACTCATTAGATGCGTACCACTTTATATCAAACGATTATCAACCAAAATCATCCCTAAAAAGGGATTTCGGGGATCGCCCTGGTAGATTTTAAGATCACTATCCACGCTCCTCACACTACGAGATATAAAGTGTTGAGTCCTATGTGAAGCAGTAACTATAGTGAAATTGGTATTTTGGTTTAGTATCTAAGGGACAATACCTTTCGCCCCCATATTACAAAGTAAGAAACTATTAAAGTTATCTCTGGATCCCACAAACATTGGAGGATTGAAAAACATATCGATGATATGAGCCACCATATTTGAAATGGTTCAATCCTATTTCGTTGGAAAACCCGAAATAAGTGTACATAGTTTAATATATATATACCGATAATAGATATAAAACGTGAAAACAAATTCAGCTCATGCATATACAATACACAATTATTGCTGAACAAGCTTGGAATTAAACAATCTATGCTATATACTTCAATATTAGACTGTATATCCCAAGGACACACCTCTAGTACCTCATCCTTAAGATCAGGTTCAGTGATGTTACTCATATCATATCTATTTGGTTGTATTTTATTAGAATTTGTTTTAAATTTATAAATTAAATCATCCCACGTGGGAAAAGTACTTTTCTTTTCCCAAAGTGTTAAATTTTTAATATCAACAATTTCTTTTAACATGGTTCTCTTTTGATTGAACATTTCTTTACCATGAAAGAAATATTCCCGTACGGCAGAAGAGATAACTGCCATTACCTGTTCCTCAGCTGAAATTGATTTGGATCTAACCCAAACTGTCAACATCTTCTCTATAGACTCCTCTTCAAGAGGAGCCAAATAGGATTCTAGTTCAGTATTCCAAACCCATTTCCTCTTAAGAAAGGAGATCGAATTCATAGGTAGAAAAGGTACACTTTCCGCTTCTTTATCAGCCATAGTGTAAACTATTCCTATTTTGCCCAATTGATTAGAGATGGTCGTATGATTGAACCATTCTACTTTGGACATCATAACGTTGTCGTCACCATAGGAGATGAATCTAACATTATCGTTGAAATCATCAATCTCCCAATAAGGGTGTAAGTCCATATAAGCAAGACGTACATATAGACTATTTACTATAGAATTGATAATAACAGTAAGTGGATGTCCCGAAGGATTACTTCCAAAAAATTGGACCAAATCGCCATTAAAATCAATTAAGGCGAAAGCTGTATCATGAGCGATACAATGTAAAACATTTACATCTTCTTGTGTATAATTGCCGCTCATCACACAGAGTGTTATAAGAATGTCGAACGCTTCCAAGATAACTTGTGCTGACATCTTCTTATCAAATGATTTGTAGTCACCTGCTATCATATTCGCGCGCCCATCATCCTGTAAGCTCGTGTCATCCAATTTGGCAAAGTGTAAATAATTATAAATTTCTTGCCACTCTACCGATTGGGCATTTGTACCTACAGCAGTTTCGAAGGCAAATTTATTATTTTGTATAAGCCGAATACTACTTAGGAGGTATTTTCGAACAACGAGTGACCAATCAAATGGAGCCCCAGTAAAAACTCTGGTTTTGCCCATCAATTTCTTCTTATGAGTAACGGGTTCATCCTTAAGATGTCCGCAAAAATTTGGGTGAACCCTTCGACAATTTTTGTACTCATCGATAATATGTTCACATCTTTCACGAATTTCACTAGTAACTTCAACAGGATCCTGAAGACCGTGCTGAGCCGGTATCGCTTCCAAAAAGTATTTTTTACTTTTCTTCCAAGGATTTCCAGCGCTTGTACTCCTCTTAATTTTGTCAACGTATGCAACACCTTGTGCACCATTTAAAGCTGTGAAATCGTCATAAACGTGTAACATTTTACTCAATTGTTCTTGAGAAATGTAATTTAATATATTTTCCAAATATTGGAGTTTACACTTATTTAATTTCTCAGAATTTATCATATTGTTGGTTTCACACATGTCCACGGCAGCTATCCGCCAAGGTGCCCAACCACTCATAACAGGCGCTTCATATTTGATTTGAAAGCCTCGATCTACTAACTCACCTGCTATCGGTGTAAGTTGAACACGAGTTTTAGGCTGAACGCGATAGCCGATAAAAGATCCGTAAACTTCAGCATTCCCATGCTCTATATATCTAAACACAGATTTATGTGATAAAGCTCCCAATTCACGAGATGCACTTGGTGCACTCAACTGTGGAATACCAGATTGTATAATTATCTGATCTTCCATGAGAGGTTTCAACAAGTCTGTGTTAAGATCTATGCAAGCGACACGATCATTACGTCCGGCAACATGCAATCCAATTATCATGTAACCCAATTCAGTATCGGCTACAAGAATTGAACCACAATCTCCAAATTCCGTTGATACAGATGTTTCTCCTTTCCAGGAGTATCCAGTAAACAAAGGAAGAGATGTATACCCAACTTTGATACGACAAATTCCTTTAATATTTCTTTCAAGTAATTGTCCATCTACTGACCGAGATAAGTAAAACCCATTATTTTTACAATCTTTTAAATTGCTAGGTATGTAATTCAAAAAAGATCTTTTAACAGGCATATTCTTAAATATCATGATTGCTATATCATTTGGCTTAGATCTCCGTATATCAAATTCGCAAATATGAAAAGAGAAATTCTTATTCACCCCATTCTTGCTACTTGTAGTATTAACAGTGATCATTGCATTTGGAAAATCGTAGAGATCGGGAATATTGTGATCATTTGTGACATAAAATTGGCCCCCAATACAAAATGCTTTAAAATTGTATCTTTTGCCAACTTTATTGTCAATGGTGCAGTGAACAACATTATTTGATATCATGTTTACAAAATCACCACGATTCATTCCTTTACTAGAAGTGATTTGTGGAGTCAAATCTAGAGAACATAATTCATAGTCATCTTGATACCACACATTCTCACGTTCTACTTCCATAGGCTCAGGTTTCTTACCTAAGTCTTCTCGCTTATCAGTCGGAGGCAATTTTTCCTTGCTACACTCATTTCCTTGCAAATCAACGTCTAGATTATTGACAAAATACTCAAATAATCCCCTCAAAAGGAGACCAGAGGCCAATATTCCAGATGAAATTGTAAGATACTTGAGGAAGATCTTGTGCTTTCCAATATACTGGTGCACCCGTTCTCCCATTTGAGAAAAAAGTAATTGTCTGTATCTTATATATGTATCGATACCAGTTAATCTAAGAGCAACTCGTATGATCATATTAACAAGCCACTCTTGACCTGTTTTAGTTATACATATTAAAATCAAGTAAAATATACTCGATAAAAAATTAAAAATAGATAACATAATATGATATTCAGCTATACCAAGCTGTATTTCACATTTACATCTATGTTCCGCAAAATAACACATTTTACATATGTTAATTTGTTTTATGGCTTCCATGGAATCTGATACTCTATTCTGATTCTGTTTGAAATCAACAATAGATTTAGAATACCAAGCTAAAAAATCATTAACATCAGTAAAATTATGTATTATTTTAATTGGCGCTGGGCGACCCATATTGATCGGTGAGGCTTTTAATGTCTCAACTTTCTTAATAGTCCAATCCCAATAATTTGGGTATTCTCCAGCTACAACGGTTGTTTTTGATGAATCAAGCATTCCATTAATATCTTGGTACTCCTTCTTAACTTTTGGTTCCACAATAAAAGGGAATCGTCGTTGCGCAGCAGAAGCACAAGAAAAATAATAATGTGCATTGAGATTTTCAGTATTGGTTGTTGCTATAACTAACTTTGCTCTAAGTGGTGTTCTCCCCTTGTCGCTAAGATCAGCTTGATCTGGCACAAACGGTACAAAATTTATAATCTGTAAAAATTCAGTACAGGAAGGATCCCCATTAGGAGCTTTATTTGGGTGTAGAAAAGCAACATCATCCAGGACTATACACCATTGTGAAGTGGTGAAGCCATCCCAAAAATTTGCTACTGGATTTCGCGTATAGCAAAATGTTTTATCAGTATCAAGATTGTTGATCTTACCAAAATGGTAGAATAACATATCTTTAATAGTTGATTTACCTATGCCTGAGTCCCCATATAGTAATATACTATAAGGGACTTCACGATGTTCTCGTGCAGCTCGTTTTGTCATCATATTAAATTTAAGCATTTGTAGTTCATTATATAAATGTTTAAATTGTTTACTCTCAATCGAATTCATTCTAGAATCAAATTGAGATATACTTTTACACTGTTCCAACAGAGTATCTAGATCATCACGAAATGAACTTTCGGTGAAATCAAACAATTCGGGATTGTGTAATAATAAAGATTTTCTCTTCAACTCTTCAGCCTTATCATAAAATTCGGAATATGTTCTACTTGAATGATACAAATATTGTATCGATCCTGTCTTAATAATCTGGTATCCCCTCTCACAGAGGAAGAGTAGAGAATCACATAAATTGTAAACAATATCAGGTTTTTTAAGATCGTGTTTACGTTTTAATGCTTCGTGTTCAAATTTCGTATATCCAGCTTTTTCAAAATTGATTCCAATTTTATCAAAAAGAGAATAACTCATACCAAACAAACACAATTTGTAAATTTTTTGGTATAGAACACTATCGCGAAAATTTTTGAAATTATTCAGAAATTCTCGCATAGTGCTGAATGCTTCTTCAGCACCTTGAACTTGTAATGGACCATCAATTGCGGCTAAATCTAAATCTAAAAATAAAGATTTAGCATATTGAAAAAGGTCCGTTTTGAATATACTAGCAACCAACGATGTTTTGACTCGTGCCTTATAAAATTGTAAAATACCAAATAATAATTTAGTTTTATTCAACTTTTTGTTTTCAAAAGACTTGTAACAATTATAACTTAATATAATTAAATCTTCTAATAAAGAGACCAATTCATCGTTCTGTATGGCGCTTAGTACATCCGTACGACTAATTTTTGTTTTGTAACGTTCAAGAAAACCTTGAACATCCAAATCATCTTGTAGAGAATTACTATTATTGTGTGTACACAAAAGATCATTCTCGCATTGGGTTAATAATTGATTAGTGAAAATAATTTCGCAATTGTTATAAAAAATCGAACTCTTCGCTATTGTACTCATTATTGTTAAAAGGAGTATTTATTTCTTGCCGTCCAAGGCCATATCCTAATTTAGTGTTTGGATTCACCTAGCTAGACTTTTACTTGCTAGTGTATAGATATTAACATCCTTAAAGGGTCAATATTCTACCAACTAGATCCTCGGTAACAACTGTTACTGTAATCTTAGTTTTTGGGGTATTGAGACGTCGTCCTTAGTCGGAGCGGAGAGGTCATACCACAAAATTGTAGGTAATATTGAACCAGTGAAAACTTTCCTTTATTTCAATTAATAAATGTTCGCTTTCAACGAATATATAACACATATATGCTCAAATATAAGAGCTTTTTATTTGAAATTTTTGTAAACGCATAATATAAAACAACAAATACAACATATATAAAGTGTTAGCAGTTTTGGATATACTAATAATGAAATGAAACTACTTAAAATGTAATCATTATAGTTATTTACACATTAAAATAATTAAAATTATCCATAAATATAGGTACTGCTCAAAAAATAATTAGGGTACTGCTCAAAAGATTAGTAGGTACTGCTCAAAATTGCAAAGCAAAGTATCAGGTTTCTATCTATATCAGTATCAGGTTTCCTAAAATATTAGTATCAGGTTTCTATAAAATATAAATAAAAACTATTTAAAAGGATTTTGTGTAAAAAA